TTAGAAAACCAGTTCGGACGGATAGAGCTTTAAAAGCATTACTCAAAAAGTTACATGAATTATCTGGCGGTGATGTTGGACTGATGAAACAGATTATAGACCAGTCATTAGATAAAGAGTGGCTAGGGCTTTTCGAGCTGAAAACAGGTAACGACAGCACGAAGAACATTAACGACCGACTGTACGGAGATATACAGCACTGGGCGGCACAGAAAGAACAGGAGGGAGGCGGAATGTATGACGATTTCGGAGTTTTCTAAAATCGTAGCCGCACTAAAGACCGTTTACACGGCTCCGGGATTTGTTCCCAACGAACAGGCGTTAGACATGTGGTACCGCCTGGTAGGTAAGAATAACGACTATCAGACAATAAGCGTAGCGGCACAGATGTACATGACAACTGGCAAGTTCCCACCAACACCAGCAGATATTTTGGAGTGTGCCAGCAAGCTCAAAGCAGAAAGCAGCTACCTGAGTGAGCAGGAAGCATGGGCAACAGTGGCAAAGGCGTGCAGTAATGGGATTTACGGTTACAGAGAGGAGTTTAACAAACTGCCCCCTACGTTACAAAAGGCGGTAGGAACGCCGCAGACGCTCCATGACTGGGCGGTAGTAGATTCAGCGGACTTTCAGACGGTCATACAGTCAAACTTTCTCAGGAGCTACAGAGCGGCGTTAGAAGCACAGAAGGAGATAGACAAGTACCCACCAAAACTGCAAGAAATGATAAGAGCGGCGGGGGCGATAGAGCAGAAAGAAACAGTACCAGAACTACCCACACTGGGAGAAATAGTCGGGCGGTTAGAGCAGGATAATAAAAATTATACCCCGGAACAATGTAGTGGAGCATTAGGGGATTGGATAGCAGGAAAGAAAGAGAGGATGGGTTATGGATACGATGATTAATGCAACCGGATTTCAGGCGAAGAAATACGACAACGAAGTGACAGGGAAAGTAGTGATTCCGGCGGAAGTCAGGGTCGATATCAAAGACAAAGAGGTGGCACAGGGACTGCTTGAGCTGTTTAGACTGGGCGTTGAAAGAAGCGACAACATGAAAAAGATAGAGGCATACGCCAGAGGCTACAACGAACTGAGCAAGGCTATTAAAGAGGCATGGGGGGCAGGAAATGGCAGACCGATACAATGAGGAGATCAAAAAAATGTATGAGGAGGAAAAGTGGTTTTTAGCGCAGTGTCCGGTTTGTGTTATCTGTCAAGAAAAAATACGAGGCGGAGAAGCGTTTTACAATCGCAAAATTGGATATATATGCAATGAATGTATAGAGGCCGGCATGTCGGGGATAATAAGCGAATGAATGATTTTGTAAAAGAATATTTAGAAACACAGCGCCTTGAGGCGGAATATGAGTGTAGAACAGCACACAAAGTAATCAAACGAGGTGCGGCAAACTACAACGAATACGAGAGATATGAGGAGGAAGAAGAGCAATGACACTATACGAGATTGACAGTGCAATTATGGATTGCGTAGACGAGGAGACAGGAGAAATTATTGACCTTGAAAAACTTGAGGCTCTCAACATCGAGAGAGACAAAAAGGTGGAGGGAATCGCACTGGCGGTGAAAAATTATGCCGCAGAAGCAAAGGCAATCAAAGAGGAGGAAGAAAAGCTTGCGAAACGCCGCAGAAGTTGCGAGAACGCCGCACAGAGGTGCAAGGAATATCTGTCCCATGCTCTTGACGGCGAAAAGCTCAAGACGGCAAGAGTCAGCGTATTTTACAAGAGCAGCGAGTCCGTAACCATTGACGACTTAGACAGCCTGACAGAGGAATACATCAGAATTCCAGAGCCACAGGCGGACAAGACAGCGATTAAAAAGGCGATTAAAGCCGGGAAAGAGGTCGCGGGGGCACATCTTGAGACCTCAAAGAGCGTGATTGTGAGGTAAAAAAAGATGGGAGACATACACAAAAAGTTGCAAAGAATTCAGGCAGAGTTAAAGGTGCCAAAAAGCAAGTACAGCGACTTTGGCAAATATAACTATAGGAGCTTAGAGGACATCTACGAGGCGGTAAAACCGTTGTTAGACGAAGAAGGCTTACTACTGTCCATTAGTGACGAAATCGTTATGTTGGGCAACCGGTTTTACATAAAAGCGACAGCAGTTTTGAAAGACGTAGAAAGCGAGAGCAGTTTTTGCACTACAGCATATGCCAGAGAAGAAGAGAGTAAACCAAAGATGGACGCGGCACAAATTACCGGAGCGGCATCAAGCTACGCGAGGAAATACGCGTTAAATAGTTTGTTTCTTCTGGACGATTCCAAAGATGCGGATACAGACGAATATAAACGCAATGAGGTTGTCACAGAGAAAGAAGCGAAACGGCTCTATGATCTGATGCAAAAAAAAGGAATGACGGAAGCCCAGATTAAAGAATGGGCAAGTCAAAGAGGTTTAAAATCATTGTATCAGACGACACAACAACAATACGCTGAAGCCATGAAGGAATTAGGACTAAAATAGCATGGATTTAACTGGAAAAATAAAAAACTTAGCAGTGGATTATTTTAGCAAAAAGATAACAGTTACCTTGGAAATCAACGAGGCGGAGCGGTTTATAAAGGGCGTGGACGAACTGAAAAAGCTGGAAAAGTTGTCCGTAATAATTAAACCGTTTCGCAAGAAAAGAAGCCTGTCGGCAAACGCCTATTTCCACGTCCTGGTCACCAAAATAGCGGAGAAAGCCGGCACGAGCAAGGCAGAAGCCAAAAATTTAATGATAGGCAGATACGGGCAACCGGAGCTGATAAAAGGGGACATAGCAGTTTTAAAAACCAATGTTCCGACCGATATCATGTATAAAAAAGAGGACGTTCACACGGTTGCGATAGGACGGCGGCTAGAAAAAGGCAAAGAGGTAGTGTTTTACAGGCTCATGCGAGGTTCGCACACCTACGACAGCCGGGAAATGAGCGAGCTAATCAAAGGCACGATACAGGAAGCGGAAGACTTAGGAATTGAAACGCTAACACCAAGAGAATTGGAACAAATGTTAGGAAAATGGAAGCCAAGAAAGGAAGAAGAGAAATGAAAAAATTTGAATTAACAACAGAATTTATCACAAATGCGCTTGGAAAAAAGTTATTTAGAATCAAAGCACTGGTTGAATTTGGGAGCGTGAAAGCCGGAGAGCTAGGCGGGTACGCGGAGAAAGAGGAAAATATATCACAAGACGGCAATGCATGGGTTTCCGACGATGCATGTGTGTCCGACAATGCAAAGGTTTTCGGCAATGCATGGGTTTACGGCGATGCATGGGTGCACGACAATGCAAAGGTTTTCGGCAATGCAGAGGTGTACGGCGATACAGAGGTTTCCGGCAATGCAGAGGTGTACGGCGATACAGAGGTTTCCGGCGATGCATGGGTGCACGGCAATGCAAAGGTGTCCGACAATGTAAGGGTGTCCGACAATGCAAAGGTTTTCGGCAATGCAGAGGTGTACGGCGATGCAAAGGTGTCCGACAATGCAAAGGTTTACGGCAATGCAGAGGTGTACGGCGATGCAAAGGTGTACGGCAATGCATGGGTTTTCGGCAATGCAGAGGTGTACGGCGATGCAAAGGTGCACGGCAATGCAAAGGTGTCCGACAATGTAAGGGTGTCCGACAATGCAAAGGTTTTCGGCAATGCAGAGGTGTACGGCGATGCAAAGGTGTCCGACAATGCAAAGGTTTTCGGCAATGCAGAGGTGTACGGCGATGCAAAGGTGTACGGCAATGCATGGGTTTCCGACGATGCATGTGTGTACGGCGATGCAAAGGTGTACGGCAATGCATGGGTTTACGGCGATGCATGTGTGTACGGCGATGCAAAGGTTTTCGGCAATGCATGGGTTTACGACGATGCATGTGTGTACGGCGATGCAAAGGTTTTCGGCAATGCATGGGTTTACGGCGATGCATGTGTGTACGGCGATGCAAAGGTGTCCGACAATGCAGAGGTTTCCGGCGATGCAGATTATGCATTAGTAAAGGGATTCGGGACAGAATTCCGATGCACAACTTTTTACAGAGATAAAAATAAAAAAATAATGGTTAACTGCGGATGCTTCCATGGAGATTTGGAAGCATTCAGAAAACAGGTAAAAGAAACGCGAAGTGGGAAAATCGCAAAAGAATACCTAATGATTGCTGATTTAATGGAATATCATTTCACAAGCGAGGATTCTAGCGATGAATAGCGTACTACAAACTAAAAAAGAGTGTTTTTTCTGCAAAACAACCCAAAATTTACATAGGCATCACGTCTTATATGGCAGCAGCAACAGAAAACAAGCCGAAAAGTATGGTTTTACAGTTTATTTATGTTTAAATCACCATACCAACGGCGGCGAGGCAGTGCATCGCAATCCCAACGGACCACTAGACAGGTACCTCAAGGAGCTGGCGCAGAAGTACTGGGAGGAGAACAACGGAACGAGGGAAGAATTTATCAAAACATTTGGGAGGAATTATCTGTGAATAAGTTTAGAAATAAAAAGATTTTTACGAAAGATGGGAAGTTTGACAGCAAGAGAGAAATGCATCGTTATTTAGAGCTTGCGGCGATGCAAGAAGCGGGGAAAATTACAGGATTAGAGCGACAGGTTAGATATATCCTTTTAGGTAGCCAGAAGCGAGAAGATGGCACTACAGAACGCCCTGTATCATATACAGCAGATTTCCGCTACACAGGCAAAGAAGGCAAGATTATTGTCGAGGACGTAAAATCCCCGCGCACAAGAAAAAATCCGGAATACATCATCAAGAGAAAGCTGATGCTTGAACGGTATGGCATCACGATCAGGGAGGTGGCGTAATGAAAAAAACAGGAGACTCAGAAGCAAGAAAAGCGGCGAAAATACTCAAGAAGTACTGCAACGAGCATAAATATTGCCGAAATTGCCTTTTTGCGGTAGGAAAGGAGGGCGCGGCTTGCCTGCTAGTAAATAAATTGCCGTTTGACTGGGTAAGATATTAAAGCTGGACACCCTCCGGGGTTAAGGATAGATACACATTACAGAAACACGTTAACGGTTCCATGAGGAGCTATATGCCATTGATTCCTCCGGATTTATTCCGGAGGGGAAAGGAAAGAAAATGAAAGTAGAAGAAATGCAAAACAGTGAAGTGGAAGACTATTTGTTAGAACATTTAGAAATAGGCACATTGTTTAGCAAATTAACGGAAAAGGCGGGTGAATTATCCAAATCCGCAACGATACGTGCAGAAATTATGGGATTTAACCCAACCCCAGCGGAAGTGCTAATAGCAGAGAGTATTTTGCGTAGAAATATGGCAGAAGTTATATTGATTTGTGAAATACTAGCCTGCAACACAGACGCGTGGGACGATGTTAAAGACACACAAGAAGAAATAGCGAGAAAATGGGCTGAGTTAATAATGAAGGAGGAGGAGAAATAAAAATGCCATACAGGCTGAAAGATGAAGATTTTAATAAAATACAAAATGAAGTAGTTAAAAAACTATACGAAATACCAAGCCTTGACCGAGCCGCATTTCTGGTGGGATGCACAGAACAAGAGCTAAGGGAAGCAATGACCGAACTACGCAAAACACCCAAATCGAGGGGGAAAATTGAAGCCGTAGAAAGGGAGCTGAGAAACAGAGGAAACAAAAACAAAAAAACAAAGTTTTTCCCAAGCGACTTGGCGGAAAAGAGATTTGCGAGGGAATGGACAAAAGTGTGCGGAAGAATAAGGGGGGG